CTAACGGCGACGACTATTACAACCGTGAGTACAACGGTGAGTTCCAGGACGACTCAGGTTCGTATTTCACTGAGCGTGAGCTGTCCGATGCGGCAGCCGACTACCAGATGACGGCCCCTGAGGATCTCGAATGGTTCCTGGATGGCCGGTATCCGGTTGCTGGTGGTGTCGACTGGGGTTTGAATGACGCTAACGTGCTCGCCCTGGTGGCGCCGCTCGAGGATTACGGTTTGAACCGCGCCCTGATTGGTGACCGGTTGGCGTTCTTCGTGCCCTGGTATATCAGTGGGCATAAGTGGCCGTACACACAGTTCATTGACAAGATTGTTGATGTTGCCGGGTTTTATCACATGCCGGTTTTGGCTGCTGAGACGAATGGTGTGGGCCAGTATCCGACGACCATGTTGGATGAGAAGATGCGTCAACGGCATGGGTCGTCTGCGGTTGCCCCGGTGGTGACGGATGCGCGGCGTAAGCAGTCGGGTTTCGGCATGATTAAGGGCTTGTTGCAGACGAAGCGTCTTGTGTTGCCGCGTGACCCGGAGTTGTTGAAGCAGCTCAGGTCGTTGGAGGTGGAGTACACGCCTCAGGGGACGATGCGGATTTCGGTTCCGGAGCGTGCTGGGCATGATGATGTGGCGATGGCGTTCATGCAGGCTGTGTCTGCGTTGGCTCCGGAGCGTGCGGTGCGTCCGCCGGCTGAGTTTGGTGTGACGATCCCGGTTCCGGATGATTTGGAGACTGTGGTGGCGGCGAATGTGGTCGTGGTGCCTCGGGTGCCGCGTCCGGTGTCGTTTATGCGTCAGGCGTTTGCTTATCCGCGTGGTTCGGAGTCCGGCGAAGGCTGGTAGCCAGTTACACGTTCGAAGTGCTCGCTGTACCCGGGACCCATTGCGGCCCAGAATGCGTGCGCATCCCGCATCAGGAGGTCATAGTCCCAGACCCTGGGCGCGCTGTCATCGGTCATACCTGATTCTACCGCTTATGCGGACCAAAGTACACCCATATGGGTCAATTGAACACTCGTGAAGGTAGGTAACCATGGCGCTGCCCGCCTCTGACCCGAACGCCCAGTGGCCGCCAGAAAACCTGACCAACATTTTCGCTTACATGCGGCAGTGGTCGGCATGGTATGCGAACGATGTGGCGAAGTTGCAGGCCGCATATGGTGGCGGGGTTGCGGCCGACAATACCGGGTTTTTCGCCTCCGATCAGGGCGGTTTCAAACCGACAATTGGTCAACGGTTTCAGCGGTGGTTTGTGGGTCAACGTCCTTTGGGGCCGAACCGGAACACCAAGCTTCCGGTGCCGATTGGTGGCATGATCTGTCAGGCGATGGGCGACCTGCTTTACAGTGACCCGCCAACGTTCACCGTTGTTATCGACACCGATAATGATGGTGATGCGGGGGAGGCCCCGAACACGCCGAAGTCGAACGCTACCCAGGATCGCCTGAATGTGCTTGCGGATGCGGGCTTGTATTCGACCCTGGCTGAGGCGACGGAGAAGGCGGCGGCGCTCACCGGCTCGTATTTGCGTGTTGCGTGGGATAAGTCGGTTGTCCCGGATCGCCCGTTCTTGGATGTGGTTGACGCGGATCAGGCGTTGCCGGAGTTCCGGTGGGGTCGCCTTGTCGCGGTCACGTTCTGGGAGGTTGTCGCCAAGGAGGGGCAGACGGTTTGGCGCCACCTGGAGCGTCACGAAGTCTCGCCGCTTACGGGCAACGGCGTTATTCTCCACGGCTTGTATGAGGGCACCGACGACAAACTCGGTGGCCGCGTCTCACTCTTGTCTCGCCCGGAGACGGCCGCCCTGGATGCACTCCAGGCATTGGACGCTCCCGGCACAGTTGACTCCCTCAGTCCCGGCCTGTGTGTGGAGTATTTGCCGAATCAGGGGCCGAACAGGTTGTGGCGCGACCACAATGTTGGGCGTTACCTGGGGCGTAGTTCCCTTGACGGTGTTGAACACCTGATGGACCAGTTGGCCGAAACCATGTCCGACTGGGGTCGTGCCCGCCGTGCCGCGAAAGCACGTGTCTGGTATGACAAGTCCCTGCTGGGGAACCCTGGCCCGGGCAACGGTATGGTCGCTGACCTGGATCAGGAAGTCTACGTTGCCACCGACGACACCGCAAGGGGTCCGAATGTTGGCATGGGCGACAAGATCCAGACGGTTCAACCCCAGTTTGATCCGAAGGGGTATGCGGAGACTGCGGAAGCGCTGATCGAGCAGATCCTTCAGTTCTCCGGGTTCTCATTGCAGACGTTCGGTATCGGCGCGTCCACCTCCCGGTCAATTGAGACGACGGCGACGGAGGTTGAGGCACGCCAGCAGCGCACATTCCTAACACGTGCGCGTCTGATCCGTGTGCAGCAACCCCATCTCGCAACCGTGCTGCGGAAGTTGTTGGCGGTGGATCGTGCCGTGTTCAGCACCCCGAACGTGGACGCACCCGTGTTGGTGACGTTCCCGGAGGGTGTGCAGGAGTCGTTGCTGAAGCTCGCACAGACCGTTCAAATCCTGTTTACGGGTGAGGCGGCGTCGAAGGATCAGATTGTGCGGATTCTGCACCCTGACTGGAATGACGACATGTGGGATGCCGAGGTTGAAAAGCTGAACAAGGAGTACGCGGCGCCGGTCATGGATCCGGAAGCGTTGCCCCCGTCAGCTCCGGGCGGTTCGGTGAAGGAACCTGACGCAACACAGGGGTGAGGTGAGGGATGACTGACCCGCAGCAGGAGCAGCAGAAGGTCATCCTCACGGCCACTGTGGCCGCCGTCACGGCTGTGTTGTTGGCGAAGTTCGGTGACATGCAACTCGACCTGCTCAAAAGGTTCGCTGCACTGATCGCCAAATACGGTGTCGGTGACCTGCTGCTGTTCGCAATGCGGAAAACAGCGAAAGCATCGGTTGACCAGTTGCAGGGCGAAATCCCGGCTTTGGTTGCCCGGGTGGTCGGTCGTGCCGCACATGATGGCGCGGAGGCTGCCGGCGGTGGCGGGGGTCTTGTTCCTAGGTCGCCCTTGTTTGGGGATTCGTGGGAGTCGCATGCGGAACGTTCCGCCAGGGCTATCCGCGAAGACTTGACGGGGAAACTGAACCAGTTGGGGTACCGGATTACCCGGTATGCGGATGACGTGTACCGGGCTGTCCAAGCTGATGCTTCGGCAGCGCAAGTGCTCGGGTTGACCCCGGCGCAGGCGCAGCATGACGCGTACCGGAAACTGGTGCGTCAAGGTGTGACCGGGTTTACGGATTCTCGGGACCGCAATTGGGAACTGTCCGCATATGTGGAAATGGCGTCCCGAACGGCGGCGGAGCGTGCATTCAACGTGTCGCACCTGGACCGGATGCAAGCCCTCGGCATTGATTTGTTCACTGTTGATGATGATGGGCATCCGTGTCCGTTGTGTGCGCCGTGGCAGGGGAAGGTGTTGTCGGCTGTCCCGGATTCGCGGGCTGATGCGACTATTGCGGAGGCTACGGCGGAGGGGTTGTTTCATCCTCGGTGCCGTCACACTGTGGTGGCGTATGTGCCGGGTGTGACTGAGATTCCGGCCCCGCATGAGTGGAACGCGGACGATCAACGCAGGTATGACGAGTCGCAGACTCAGCGTCGCCTTGAGCGGGAGATTCGTGCGGCGAAACGTGAAGAGGCTGCCGCGTTTACACCTGAGATGCGTTCGCAGGCGCAGTTCAATGTGCGGCGTGCGCAGGCGCGTATGCGTGGCTTCATCGACCAGACCGGCCGTGTGCGTAATAGCAGGCGCGAATCGTTGAACTTGGGGGCAAAGTGACCGACATGGAGTTGTGGTATCGCGTCGAGTGCGACGGCCACCCCCGCGTCCATTGGGAGAACGGCCGCGCCGTCATCTACCAGAAGATGCGCGAGTTGCCGCCCATTTGGCTGCCGGTCACTAAGTAGCTCTCCGAGTTTGAAGGCCCGTCCTTCGGGGCGGCTTTTCGCATTTAAGTCCCGCCAGGAGCGGGTTCACCCGATATGGACCCAGGAGGCCCAATCAATGTCCGAAGAGGCAACCACCACCGAAGCGGCCGAAACCTCCACCGAGGCGGTAGCCGCAACAACCCAGACAACGGACGCATCCGCAGCGCAGTCCGTCAGTGAGCTGCCCGAGTGGGCGCAGAAACTGCTCACCGAAGTGCGCAGTGAGGCGGCGAAGTATCGCACCGAAGCGAAGACCGCAGCAGAGCAGGCGCAGGCGGAACTCACCGACCGGTTCGCGAAAGTATTCAACCTCAAAGAGGACGACGCAACCGACCCGGAAGCACTCACCAAAGCAGCCACCGAAGCGCAGCAGAAGGCCGCACAGTCGGCCCGCGAACTGGCGATCTTCAAGGCCGCATCCCATGTCGGAGCCGACCCGAACAGGTTGCTCGACTCCAACTCATTCATGTCTTCCGTCAGCCAGGTCGACCCTGCCGACGGTGCAGCCGTAACGGCTGCAATCCAGGCCGCAATCGCGGCTAACCCAATCCTCAAAGCAGTCCAGGCGGCGGCAGCGAGCGGTACGGAGCTGGGCGGGTCCCAGGAAGCCGGCCTCATCACAGACGAGCAGCTCGCTCGTATGTCCCCCGAGCAGATCGACAAGGCCCACCGCGAAGGGAAGCTCGGTCATCTGTTCAAATAAATCTGAAAGGTGTGACTCTTGAGCTATCTCAAGTTTCGGCCCGAGATTTGGTCTGCCCGCCTCCTCGTAGCGCTGCGGCAGAACCTTGTCTACTCGGCCTTCATCAACCGTGACTACGAAGGCGACATCGCCAACGCTGGTGACACGGTTCGCATCACGTCCATTGGTCGCCCCACGATCAAGACGTACGTCCCCAACAGCACCACGATCACGTTCGACCAGGTGACCGACTCGCAGCGCACCCTCGTTGTCGACCAGGCCGACTACTTCGCGTTCGCCGTCGACGACGTGGACGCCCGCCAGGCCGCCGGGAACGTTCTCCCGCAGTCGCTGGATGAGGCCTCCTTCGCTGAGGCAAACAAGATCGACCTGTTCATCAGCTCGTTCTACACCTCCATCCAGTCCGCGAACCAGTTGGGTGCGATCACCGTCAACTCGGCCACCACCCCGTCTGACGCGTACGACAAGGTTCTTGTCCCGCTGAAGATCAAACTGGACAAGGCCAACGTCCCCACCATTGGACGCAACGTTGTCATCAGCCCCGACCTTCACGGCTGCCTCCTCCGCGACTCCCGCTTCATCAAGGTCAACGAGTCCGGCACCTCCGAGGGCCTCCGCAACGGCATGGTTGGTCGTGCGGCCGGGTTCGACATCATGCTGTCGAACCAGACCCCCACCACCGGTTCCGACTCCGTTGTGATCGCCGGCAACAACTCGGCCATCACCTTCGCGGAGCAGATCGCCCACGTTGAGGCTCTGCGCCCGCAGTCCTCGTTCTCTGACGCGGTCAAGGGCCTGTTCCTGTACGGCGCCAAGGTCATCCGCCCCGACTCGCTCGCTTCGGCGAACGTGACCGTCTCCTAAGAAAGGGAGGGATAACACATGGCACGCGTTACTCTTACGCCCACGCCTCTTGTTCCGCTGACTGTTGGCACCACTGTTGCTGGTGTTGTTGACCCGGCGGGTACCGCCTCGGTGGCTGGTGCCGGTAACGGTTTCACCATCCCGGCACCGTCCAGCTCGAACGTGAACCTGTGGTTGCGGGTTGCGAACGCTTCCGGCGGTTCCGGCACCATTTCGGTGCTTGCCGGTTCGCAGCCGTTGGCGATTTCGTCTGGTAAGGGTCCGCTGACTGTGACGGTTGCGAACAGCACCACGCAGTGGGTTGGCCCGTTCGATTCGTCCATTGTTGCGCAGAACGACGGTTCGCTGACCATTGAGACTTCGGTGGTTATGACTGTTACTGCGTTCACTTTGGATGGTCGCCGGATCTGATGTCTAAAACGATCCACATTCTTGGTGAGGGTGGGGCCATCTTCGCGTTGGCTCCGGAAGCTGTCACCCAGTTCGTTGAGGATCGTCTCCTGAAGGGGTACCTGAAGCGTGTGAACGCGGACGGTACCCCTTTCAAGGAGAAGTCCGACCGAGTTGCGCCCAAAACTACCGACTCCAAAGCGGCGTGGGTTGGTTGGGCTGAATACATTTCCCAGTCGACGGATTCTCCGATCACCTCCGACGACGCTGAGGCGTTGACGAAAACGGATTTGATCGAAATGTTCGGGGTGAACGTCCCCAAGAAGTGAGGTCGTTTTGCCTGCTTATTATGGGGATTTTGTTGTACCCGAATTGTTGGCTGAGGTGGCGGATTGGGATGCGTCCGTTTATGGGCCGTCCCCGTCTAACGCGGCACGGTTGCTGACCGCGGCCACAGTCCTTGTGTTGGATGCCACGAATCAGGCGTATTACAACGTGGACTCGTCTACGGGGTTGGCGACTGATACGCAGATCGCGGACGCGCTCACTATGGCGACGGTCATTCAGGCGGCCGCGTGGGCGGCTATCGGGTATGACCCGGCGACGGGTGGTGTGCAAACGGCGTCGGTGGTGCAGTCGTCTAAGGCTGGTGGTGCGTCGGATACGTTCGCTGACGCGAATATTGCGGCGCAGGCACGGCAGGCGGCGATCACAGGTCTTGTACCGGATGCTGTACGTGTTCTGCGGTTGAATAACCTGCTGATCCCGAACCCGTGGGTGTTCGGATGAACAAACGCTGGTTCATTCACGCGGCGACCGTGCAAACGTATTCGGGTGCTGGCGCTTACGGTGACGTGTTCGCTGCACCCGCAACCGATACCGGGTTCCTCGAGGGATCAACCAAGTTGGTCCGCGACCAGTCCGGGCAACAGGTTGTGTCGTCCTCCACGTGGTACACGGATCTTGCGAACGCGCCCAAGTACACGCCTGATTCGAAGTTCACTTCTGGTGGCACCACCGCCCGGGTTGTCGGCATCAACACGTTCGAGACACCGCTCGGGTTCGAAGATCACGTTGAGGTTTACCTCGTCTAAGGGGGCTTTATGGGGTCCGAAGGATTTGAAGCCTACTTCGACGAAATCAACGCGAAAGTTGACGCGCTGAAAATCCCGGCGGCCATGAAGGGTGTCGAGTATTTGCGCACGTTCGTGGCCGCTCAAACGCCCATCGAAACTGGGGCCCTTGTCGGCTCGGAGGAACCGCGCCCGAACGCTGAGGGTGCGGAGTTGTTTATTCCGGGACCTTACGCGAGAAGGCAGCATTACGAACTGTCTTACCGCCACAACACCGGTAACGCCCTCTACCTGGAGTTGCCGTGGATGCAGCACGGGCATGATGCGCTCCGTGTGGTCGCTGACGAAATCGGGAAGGCGTTCGATTGAACATTCAGAACGACCTCCTTGACGGTATCGCCGCACTGATCCAGTCCGCCAGCCTAGCCACCTACAACACGAACGGCGTGTACACCGCCGACCAGACCGGGATCTTCTTCAAAGCGGTCAACCCGACACCTGACCGGATCATCACAATGACTGCCTATCAGGTGTCCGATAACCCGACGATGCCGGAAGCCCGGTTGGGTGTGCAGCTCCGGTACCGGGGCACACAAGACCCCCGCGATGTGGACGAACTGGGAGACGCCGTTTACGGCATCCTCCACGGCCTGACCGGTGTGCAGTTCAATGGTGTGTTCGCTGAACAGGTGCTGCGGCAGTCGTCAATCACGCTCGGGCAGGACTCATCGAAACGGTGGGAACGCGCCGACGCGTACTACATCGATGTTGGTGTCCCACCCACAAGCAACCGCCCTAACGGCGGTAGTTGGTAAACCCAGGAACCAACCCGAACCCCTCCGACGCGAGGGGCTTTTTCATTTAACGCCCCGATGCCTTGAAGGAGGCTCACTCAATGCCTAACGCTCTAGCACGTCGGTTCCTGGTCGACGTTTCCCCCGACGGTTCCACTTGGACCCGGTTGAAGGGAATCAACGACTTCGCCCCGACCGAGAACCCGACCAACCAGGCGTCCGACACGTATGACACGAACGGGTTCAACTCGTTCGAGAAGACAATGACCGGTTGGAAGCTGACGATCAAGTTCTTCCGCCCCACCACGGCGGGTGTCCCATCCGACCCGGGGCAGGCGCTTGTGGAGGCCACCCGTTTCCAGTTCGGCACCTCAGCCCGCATTTACGTGCGCTGGTACGACCGTTACGGCGCCACTGTCGGCAACTGGTCCGGTTATGCGCTGATCGACTGGAACCAGTCGAAGACGGGTGTCGCCGATCAGGAAGAGGTGACCGTCAACTTCAACGGTGACGGTGTCCTGACCGCGATCACGAATCCGTACGCGGCTGCGGCCGTCCCGGTCATCAGCTCGGCCACCCCGGCGTCGCAGAACACTGGCAAGCAGGTTCAGATCACCGGCTCCAACTTCACCGGAACCGTCGCCACCACTGGTGTCACGTTCGGTGGCTCCAACGCATCCTCGTGGGTTGTCGTCTCCGACAGCCTCATTGTTGCTGTTCTGCCTTCCGGTTCGGCAGGGTCTGCGGCGATCGTCGTCACCAACGCGGCTGGCGCATCGTCGTCGTTCGCGTACACACGCGGCGCGTAACAAGCCGGGGTGCGGTCGTTCTGGGTACGACCGCACCCCACCTAACCCTCTACCCAGGATGAAAGGCAAACCCAGATGGCTCTTTCCGCTTACGAAGAATTCGCCAAGGAACCACTCGTGTTCCCCATCGGCGGCAAAAACTACACCCTGAAACCTGTCGACATCCCCACCGGCCACAAACTATTGGGCCTGATCAACGGCAAGGACAAGGATTTCGCCAAGGCACCCAGTGAAGAACTATGGAAACTGCTGTTGGGGGAACTGTGGGATGAGTTCGAGAAGGATGGTGTGCCGCAGGAGGCTGCCGTCCGCGCGGGTTTGACTGCGCTCGCTGACTGGCAGTACGACCGCGAAACCGCTGAGGCGGCGTGGGAGGCCGGCGCCGACCCAAAAGCATTGCAGGCGTACATGCAGGCGAAGGCGGCGACTCAGAACAGGGCGGCTCGCCGCTCGACAAGTACGGGCGCGGCGAAAAAGACCCGATAACCGGG